TATAAAAAGGTGCGATTACAATATAATTTTCCATAACTTAAATTTTAATATTATACAAATTTAATAAAAAAGCCTATACAAAAATTGCATAGGCTTTTAATTTTTAGAAAGTTACAACTTATGCAGTAGCAGTAAAGTCTCCGTAAATGATTGCAGCTGGTTGCTCAACAGCCAAAGCAGTTTGAGACTCAATGCGAGCTGTAATGTTATTTTTCACGAAGTTAGTACCTTCTTGCTCAGAGAACTCTAAAGATAAACCTTGAGTAACTACTTTGTTAACTCTTGACCAGTCTCCAACAAAATATTTGTTAGCAGCCAACCATGTAGCTTTGTAAACAGCGATTCCGTTGATTCTTAATACACCACCGTCGTAAGTAGCGATTCCAGGAAGTCCGTATCCAGAAGATGCTGATTTTGCAGTTTTCATAATATCGTAGAAGTCAGAAGGACGAACAACGATTCCGTTTACAGCAAAGTTTGAGTTTTCTAATGTAGCAACCTCATTAATCAACATTTCGATTTTGTTTTTGTCATCAATAGTTTGAGTAGATGCAGTTGCAGCTCCAGCCAATACAGTGTTGAAGATTGAGTTTTCAGCGAAGAAATAATCTCTTCTCAAAGCACTTGGAATGAATGAAGTTAAGAAAGGCAAGTTGTTAGCCATTTTCTTACTGTAACGAGTGAAACCAGCAATAAAGTCTGTGTTTACATCTACCATTGTAAAATCGTAATCTCTTTGTGCTTTAGAAGAACCTTCAGTTTGAGCAGCGATTGAACCTTCTCCAGCTCCTTCTCTTGGGAATGTATAAGTACCTCCAGAAATGTTAACAGAACCTACTAAGTCAGCAACGTTTACTAATTGACCTGGGATCATTACAGTATTGAAGTTATAATCTTTTGGTTGAGCACCTGTTAGGTTACCAGACAAAGTCATATCTCCAACAGCTTTCACTTGTACAGATTTTCCGCTTCTTACTTCTTTGATGTCATTAAAGTTTTCGTTTAATGTTTTAGTCATTACGTCGAAATATCCTTCAGACTTAGCCTCAGCTTTTTTCTCTTGTAATTTAACGTCTAACAAGTCAGCGTGATCTTGAATTGATTTCAATTCAGCTTTCAATGCTACAACTGATTCGTTGTTTTTTGATTCCATTTTTGCCTCTAATGCTTCGATTAAAGACTTAACCTCAACTGATTGCTCAGCAGTTTTTGTTTCAACTTGTGCTTTGATTCCTTCCAAAGCAGCTTTAATTTCTAATGCTTCCATTTGTTTTGTTTTTTTTAAAGTGTAAAATTTTTAAGTGTATTCAATATAATCGGCTCCTCGTTCAAAGTGACAATTTCTGCCGGCTCATCCGAAAGTGATTTTAATAATTCTTCGATATTTCTTAATCTTTGATCGCTATAATCTAAGTTATAAGCTTTCTCAATTAATTCCATAATACCGTAATGGCTTTTGATGCTTTTAAGTCCTTGTACAGTACTTAATTCGTTTGCTCCCCAACTTGACAAAAATGAATACTCCATTAATTTGTACTCGTTGATAACAGCCTTGTTTTTAGCGTCTCTTTGCAAAACTTGGTATCCAATACTCAATTCAGCATTTAAACCGCTCTCATGCATCAATTTTACGTCTGTGAACATATCTTTACCTAATGGTTTGTTCATATTGAACTGAGATGTTGTTAATAGTCCGTAAGGATCGTTTGCGTTTATTTCCAAAGGCACTCCGATCATCATTGTAGGATTGTGATCCTTTAAAACTCTAATTCTTTTAAAGTTTTCAGTTACTGTCTTATTAAAAGAACCAGGAGCTGAAATGTCTCCGTCTGAGTCTTTAAAGTTGTAAGCGTTTGCGTAAGCAACTACAATCCCTTTATTCTCATCTAAGTCTTTTAAGTCGTAAGATAATTGTTTAAATTTAAATTCCATATCTTTTATTTTTTAAATATAATATTCCCGTCTTTGTCTCTCTTTGCTTTGAATCCAATTGTGCATCTGCAATTTATAACTTGCGAGGCTTGTCCTTTTGGATCGCCTGGATACATCATTTGCGTTCCGTCTGCCATTATAAACGGATCGTTGAAATCAACAATTTGTCCGTTTTCTAATCTATGGTCTCTCCTTGTTCTGTCGTCTTTTACACTTATCCACTCCTTTGTTGTTTCAAAGTTTGCCTGAGATGCTGCTCTCATTGCAGCAAATCCAGAAGCAAAAGTCGTTTCTGTTCTAGCTATTCTTAAAGCTTGCCATTTATAGAACTGTTGTGACCTGTTCACTATTTCAAAAATTGCGTCTTGTAATTGAATTAAAGTCGCATTGCCTTCTAATTTTAATTGGATTGCTTTTATGATATCCTCAATAAGCGTTCCTCTTATACTTACTATTTTACTCCCGCCCTCTCCGGCTAAAAATAAAAGTATGTCTTGTAAAAAAGAGTCTGAAAATAAAACGTTCTTTGTTGTCTTTTCGATTTCTTTTTTTATTCTTTTGCTGTAATCAAAACCGACCTCTTTGTAAATATCGACTAACATAGCCTTTATTTTTTCGTCAGTAATGTTTGAATACATCAAAATTTGATAATTCGCCAAAGATATGTTATTTAGTGGAATTTCCCCTAAAATCTTTTTAATATGCCTTTGCACTATTCTGTACGATTTTCTTTCGTACATATATTGTATGCGTTCCCAATTCATTACAAGTTAGCTTGATCAAAAGCCGTCATTGATACATCGGTAATCCTTTGCTTATTACTATCAATCCAAACTGTATCCATTCCGTCCTCCATTATTGAATCATATTTTAAAGCGTATCTAATCTCATTTGGAGTTAATGGAGCTTTTACTAGCCAATCCATTTTCTTTGCCATATCCTCTTGCATTTCTGGTAAGTCATCAACATCCCACTCAATTACTGCGTTCTCGTATCCTTTAAACTTTTTAATAAAGTTCTTATTTAAAGAGTCTTGTAATAAAACAAGGTCCGGTAAAATATTATCTGTAATAGCTTGTTTGCGTGCCTGAGCTGTATCTGTATTGCCTAAGCTTGCTTTTCCGTCATTGTTCAATAACTCATCCGGCCAGCCTAAAACGTTGCAAATTGCTTTTTGATCGTACTTTAAATAGTCAAAAGGTTTTAACTCGTCTGTTGTCAAAGATATTCTTGTAAATGCTAATTCACCACTTGCTCCAGCAATTCGGCTCAATCTCTCCGGACTTGCATCCATTTCAACTAATCTCTCTTTTAAGCTTGTCGCTTGGTCCTGAGTCAAAGGCGATCCTTTTCCATGAATAAATCCAAAGGCTCCTCCATTTTGCAAAGTTTTAACGTTTAAGTCTATTGCACTATTTTGAGAGTTAATGTTTCTTAAAGCGGCTCTTAATGGACTCATTCCATATAAGTGCGTTCCTTGTAAGTCAAAGTTTGGATTTGAGTATTTGATGTGGATTACATCCTTAGCATAAAATTTTATCATTACATTACCCTCAATCAAAACGTAGTGATCGATAGGACTTTCAGTACTCAACATATTTGCGTTTGGCTTTAATACAATTTGCATCAAATGAGCCGGCAAAACATATAATTGAACTGGAACTCCCGCATTGGCTCCCTCTTCTGGACTTAATAAATAAAAATAACAGTTTCCTGTTAATTTCATATAAGTTTTGTAAAGCCCCCAAACATCCGACCAAGTTTGTGTCTCATTCGGTTGCTCCATTGGAAAAGCCATATCAATCTCATCGTAAGACTTGAACTCTAAATTTGATTTTTTGAGTTGCTGTAAAAAGTCAAAATTTCCAGAAGTTGCCTTTTGAAAATTTCTTAATTTTTGATAATTCTTTTTATCTTTTACAACTTTAACCTCATAAGGAACTGAAACAGTTTTAGTTGCCATTTGAGTAATACAAGCGTAAACGTCTGGATTAGTATTATAACCTTTATTGATATAA